CAGCCATGTACATTTCTTTACCACCTATAAGTTCCGTCTGGTTATTATCAACTAGACGCTTTGTGAATGGCCCGTGTGTACCATCCATACATTTCATACACATAGCTGACAATTTGAAAACTTTATCAGCGAGAGGTATACAGTCTAAAATTTCACCTATTTTGTTCTGTTTATAATCACCATCTAAACCCGTCAATAATATAGTTTTACCGTTTCCGATCGCCTTTTTGACAAAAACTTTTAGACCAATAAAAAATTGCGCTTCGTCTATAGCTATTACATCCACCTTTTCGTAATTAAGCTGTGTCAAGTCATTTGTTTTTACACAATTGAATTTAATGTTATCGTGTGTTCGTAATACATGTTCCAAACACCGCGTATCTTTGCTTGAGTTTATGACAAGAATATTTTTACCTATAATCTGATACCTTTTTAAACGCCGAACGAGTTCTGACGTTTTACCGGAAAACATATTTCCCATTATAATCTTGAGACTCATTTACAAACAAACGTGTTATATTTTTATACTAATTTATTTTAATGAGATAAAGAAATACGTATATATTTAGTAAAATGACTTCCGAAGAAACAACACTTCAAATTAAAAGATTAACACTTGACGCGACTTTACCAACACGCGCATCTCCGGGATCGGTTGGTTACGATTTATATAGTTTACACGATACGGTTATTCAACCTGGTTCTCGGGATATTGTGAGTACGGGTATATGTGCAACAATTCCATTGGGGTGTTACGGTAGAATTGCACCACGTTCGGGTTTAACTGTACGTTACGGTATTCATGTAGGTGCCGGTGTTATTGACCCTGACTATACGGGTGAATTAAAAGTCTGCCTATTTAATCTCGGATCTGTTCCGTTCGAAATTAAATCGGGGGAGAGAATTGCTCAGTTAATTTTAGAAAAGTGTTTAACACCTCTTATTCAAGAAGTGACTGATTTACAAAAGACTATGCGTGCTAACAGAGGATTTGGTTCCTCTGGTGAATTATAAATTTTAATAATTGTTTAGTTTCCAAATGCAACACCACCCATACCATTCTTAATTCTGAGAATGTTATAGTTGACTGCATACGCACGAATAAAGTGAATATTACCTCCTCCAACATTATCGAGAGTTATCTTTGCGCTATCTATACGCGAAAAGTTCAATGTACCTGTTGGTTGTGTTTTGTTCATTGTAAGACATAATGGCCATGTTGTAATTGGCATAGCATCACCACCTTCTGAAAGAACGGAACAGTGCCTGTTTGGAACGACAATTTTATGATATTCTTGTGACATATTTTCGAAGAGTGGTGTGCCGTTAATATACATAGACGCACTGTCAAATGTATGTGTAGCAGATGTACCAAACGCGGCAATGTGTACGGCTTTAACGGGGTGGTTAAAGTAAGTAAGATCAATGGATGTATCACCCGCACTCATTGGTTGGAACTGTGTTTGTGTGATAAGCATTTCATGTTCTGTTTTAGCAAAGAATTCGCGTTCCTCTGTGTCGAGGAAGATGTACGAACCATATACCTTTGGTGTAGTCCCTGGTGTAAATGTACCGTTTCTACACTTGATTCTGATTTCAACCTGATGGTATTGGAGACCGACGAGGGGTAAAGATTTGGTCCAATCTTCACTGAAGAAGAATGGGATAACGTACGAATTGTCTGAATGGTTATTACCTTGGTCATCACAACCAACCCATGCGGTTGCTTTCGCTTGGGATTCGTTATACAAGTGGGTGTGAACAGAATTAATGAATCCTGAATCTAATTTGGAAACTTCTTGACCACCTACCCAAAGTGAAAATTCGGTTGGTTGGGAGAATTCGATTTCGTTTTTATTGAATATACTACCGTTAGCGTTTTTTGCGTTAATGTTTGTAGCTTCAATCCATACATAGCTTAAAAGATCCCCTTTGGATTTAATTGGGATGGAAACTTCGTTTCCCGAACCAAACGTACCGATATAATCGAGGCGTTCTGGTTTAATTGAGAAGTTGGTGTGACGTTTATAGTTTTGTCTAAAAAATGAGACTTGTGGGTCGCCTGTGATGTACACATCTTGGGCACCGACCGATACGAGGTCAATCAAAGCAGCTGACATATTTTACTAATATAGTATATTAAAAAAATTGAGCATAAACGTATTAAGAGACATGGTTGTTTTTCAAGCCCTCACATGGGAAACCGAAGATAAACACGCACAACACCTGGTACATATATTTGGAAAAACACAAGACGGTAAATCTGTATGTGTTACAACAGAATTTCAACCTTATTTTTTTATAAAACTCCCTACTGGTGATTACAATACACACGCCGAACTATATTACGAGAGTATTATGAAACGGTGTCCTGGTTTAATAATTAGTTACGAGATACAGACATCTATGGATGTATGGGGATTTCAGAACAGTAAAAAGTTCTATTTTATGAAACTTACTTTTGAAACATTAGCACAACGTCGTAAAGTTGGTTACGCTCTCAAAGAATCGTTGAAGATATACGAAGAACCACCACCAAGAGTATACGGTGAACCGTATGATATACCGGAACCCCAATTTGTAAAATTGAAACTTTACGAGTCTAATTTGGAACCGGTCCTGAGGTTAATGCATATAACTGGTATCCAATCGACTGGGTGGTTGGATTCTGGTGATGAATGTACACCAACAAATTATGCAAACACTGATTTGGATTTGATGTGTTACGACTGGAGAAATCTAAAACCTGTTAATAAACCTGAAACAGCACCATTTGTTGTAGCTTCTATTGATATTGAATGTAATAGCTCTACTGGTAAATTTCCTAGTGCAGATATATACGGCGATTGTTGTTTCCAAATAGCAGTGTCGTTATGTTCTTTTGGTAATGACGTACCATACGATAAAACGTGTTTCTGTTATAAGAAAACAGACCCTGATCTGGAAGGATGTACTATTTTAAGCTACGATTCAGAAAGGAGAATGCTCGAAGCATTAAGTGAATATATGATAAAAATGGATATTGATATTATTACCGGGTGGAACATATTTGGATTTGATATGGAGTATATAATGACGCGTGCAAAAATGGTCGGATGTTCCAAAAACTTTTTTGAAATGAGTAAACTTAAGGGGTATAAATGTGAAATGAAAATTAAGAAATTATCTTCTAGTGCACTTGGCGACAATGAACTTAAACTCTTACCAATACCTGGACGTTTTATATTCGATTTATTTCACGAAGTTAAAAAGGGGTATAAACTTGATTCATATAAACTTGATAACGTTTCTAAATTATATCTAGGTGATCAGAAAATAGACATGTCTCCTAGAGAGATGTTTGCACGTTTTAAGGAAGAAGACCCTGTAAAATTACGCGAGGTAGCGGAGTATTGTATTAAGGATACAATTCTTCCACACAGATTACTCTCTAAACTTTGTATACTTATTAACCTTATAGAGATGGCAAAGGCAACTTGGGTACCGTTATGTTACCTTGTAGAAAGGGGTCAACAAATTAAAGTGTTTAGTCAGTTAACGAAAAAAGCACGTGAAATGAATTACATAGTTCCTACTATTCAATGGGGTGAAGGGTTGGTAGATGGATACGAAGGAGCAACTGTACTCGAAGCACAAAAAGGTGCGTACTATACACCGATAACCGCTTTGGATTTCGAGGCGTTATACCCATCTATAATGGTCGCACACAACTTATGTTATTCAACCATGATTATGGACCCCATTTATGAAAATAAAAGATTATATCCAGATTTAGAGATCGAAACGTTCGGAAATTATAAATTCGTACAAAACGTACCGAGTCTTGTACCGAGTATTTTAACAGAACTTAAACAGTTTAGAAAACAGGCTAAGAAAGACATGGCCAAATCATCAGGATCTTTGAAAGAAATGTATAACGGTAAACAATTGGCGTATAAGATATCAATGAACTCTGTGTATGGTTTCACGGGTGCATCGAAAGGTATGTTACCATGTGTTCCCATAGCGTCAACAACAACAATGAAAGGACGTATGATGATAGAGGATACTAAGAATTACGTTGAGAAACATTATCCAGGTGCGAAGGTAAGGTACGGTGACACGGATAGTGTAATGGTTGAATTTGACGTTGGTGAACGTAAAGGTGAAGATGCTATTAAATATAGCTGGGAACTTGGGGAACGTGCGGCGATGGAGTGTACAAAACTTTTTAAGAAACCAAATAATCTCGAACTCGAAAAGGTATATTATCCATATTTTCTGTATTCTAAAAAACGTTACGCGGCAAAATTATGGACACAAGGTAAAGATGGTAAAATGAACATGGATTATATAGACGTAAAAGGTCTTCAACTTGTTAGACGTGATAATACACCGTACATGCGAGAAGTTTGTAAAGAATTACTTGATGTTATTTTGGAGAGTAATGACACAGTTGCACCAAAGGCACTCGCTTTACAACGTGCTGTAGAATTACTAGAAGGTGACGTTCCGAATGATAAATTGATTCTTTCACAACAACTTGGAGACTCGTATAAATCTCAGAATTTACCACACGTACAAGTTCGTAATAAAATGCGTGATAGACAACCCGGTTCTGAGCCACAATCTGGTGACCGTGTACCTTTTATTTTATGTAAAACATGGGACCCTCGTGCAAAAGCATACGAAAAAGCAGAAGATCCTAAATATGCATTGGAAAAAAAGTTGGATATAGATTATCCATACTATTTTCTTAACAAATTTCTCAATCCCGTGTGTGATTTGATAGAACCGTTATTTGATGATCCTAAAGAAGAAATATTCGGAGAACTTATATCTGGTTCTAAACCAGAAAAACGTAATAAACTATGTGATTATGACCCAAAACAGAGACGCATAT